CTTGCGCCGCTGCGGTATTCCACGGTTCCCTTGACAACGGTTCCGCTCCTGATTACGCAGCAGTTTCCTGTATCTTTTAATGGTCTGTTGTCCAAGGAAGATCATGAGCTGCCATTTGGCCGGCATGTTGTCGCCATTCTTGATGATGTCTGTTCAACTGGTGTGTGAAAGCGGAGGAATTTATGAGGACGTAGGAAGTTGTAATAGGCAACCCATAGTGCAAGGTTATAGTTGGCACCATCGTAGTTATCAAAACCGTTGATAGATCTGTAAGAGGCTTTATAGATTCGGTTTAATCGCTCAATCATCTGCTTATACGGTCTGAACTCAGTGGAAACGGCATCAGTGCGTGTTGCCGCATTGATGATCAGCCAAATGTAACCTTTTACACCACGGACTTTGATGTAGGTTTCATCGCCTACCATGACAGAGCCTTTTTCGTAAGGATAGGTGTCAACAAACGGTTTGATGCAGATGGAGGCGGTTTTACAGTAGTTGGCAACCATCTGGTGAGATATAGATACGCCGTGGATGTCATTCATAGCCTGTGCGGTCTTGCGGAGTGAGAGGCCGAGATTGATCCGGCAGGAAAGGCACAGAGACATGATATAAGCATTGTTTTTGCTGAATTTCAACGAGGAGGCATTCTTCGGAAGGGTGGTAATGTCCATCTTAAAGAAATTTATCGTAAACTCACGATAGATATAGTGGAGTTTATATTTGTTCTTACCATAATCCTCGTCCAAGTCTGTTTTATCAACCTTTTTCAGGTTGTGGAGATAGTAAGAGCATTTAGGGTTTATGCATTTGTGGAGGATAAAGTGCTTACGATCTTTCTTTCGGGCTAGGGCATGGGAACAATAGAGACACTTGAGAGAGGGTCTTTGCAAAACGATTTTCCTCAGGTGAGAACAGAGTCCCACAAACTTTGCACATCAGCTGACCAACTTTGCCATTGTTGCGGTACAGATAAGGCTTTGGGGCTTTGCAGGCAGGACAGGTGCAGTCTTCCGGGATGTCACATTCGGAGCGACGCTGTACGGGTTTGACCGGCTTGCCGTACTTCCAGATGTAATAGCGGTTGAGATCCTTCCAGTTCAAGTCTTGGTGATGATAGATGATCTTTGGGAGCTGATCCACCTTGAATTTCTGATACTTGGGGGAATGGGAATCGTCAAAAGCCCACTGCTTGAGCGGAATATATTTGCAGATAAAGTTGATAAGCCAGCAGTTTTGCTGATAAAGATGATGACACAATTGAAGAAGGTAAAGTATAATATTCATGAGCATTGCCTCGTTTTGGTTGAGTGAAGGTTTGGTCGCTAACATTATACCAAAAAGGGAGGTCAATGCTCTTTTTATTTGAATCTCCCGTAAAATCAAGGTTTTGGAACTAAAAATAGGTAGTGAACTTGACACTACCTCATACAAGAAAGAGGATGAACAATGGATAATGCAATTAAAAACCTTCGTGCGTCAACCGGACTTTCGCAAGCGAAATTTGCAGAAGCGTATCATATCCCCAAGCGCACCATCGAAGAGTGGGAGTGTGGCAGGCGAAAACCGCCGGATTATGTCTTAGAGCTTTTGACGTTCAAAGTCCAATATGATTTAAAAAACTCTTGAAAAAGGTGTTGACATATACAGATTTGTTCCGCGTATGCGGGGGTGATCCTGGATTGCAAAAACCGGGTGGAGCAAGGATGAATTCGGGGAGAAGGTAAAAACATTATTGGAGGAGGCGAAAAGGTTACATGCCAAACAATGAACTGCGAATGTGCAATGTGGCACGCAAGGATATCTCGGCGGAAACATGTTATGAAATCTGGATGTGTTTGACCGTCGGCTTTGATCCGGCCTCCATCCTCGAGGCGAATTTCAAGGACGATGAGCACACGGAACGGATATGCGAAAGATGTCCGCATCATCACGACTGGGATTAAACAAAACGAATCTATTATGTGTGAATCGGCACTTGGCCGCAAATGGCCGGGTGCATTTGTCCTGCGTATGCGGGGGGGTGATTGGCGAAAGCGGTCATTGAAAACCGTCCAGACGATTTGTCCTGCGTATGCGGGGGGGTGATCCTATGCTCAGCATGCTGGAATGGTTCTGCGAACAGATGATGGAAGCTGAGGTTCCCATTAAGCTGAATGCCGATAAGAGCGAACGTTCTGACGGAAGATCTAGCTATCGTTACGGTTACTGTCCCATACGTCTGGATATCCGCCTTGGGACGATTTATCTTATGGATCCTAAAGTGCGCTAGCATGGGTATATTCCATTCTTCTTGAATGCTTACAAACGCAGTGAAGTGGCATTGGTACAGGTTCTTCAAGAAGCGTACGTTAACGGAGTATCAACTCGAAAGATGAAGCGACCCACAAAACAGCTCGGAATTGAAGGGGGGTTCAGATCTTAGGTCAGCGAGATGACGAAGGGACTGAGCAATCAGGAAGGAGATCAGTAACATCTGACAAATCTGAGGGACGGATTTTGAATGTCTTAAGTAAGCCTTAAGAACCTAGAGCATAAAACGAAGGCTGTACTGAGAGTAAGGAACCAGAGGATCCTTCAGCAGTGCATGGGTGTGGCTGCGGACACAGCGGAGCGTAAAATTGTGGGCCGGAACAAGATCGACAACATATCTCTGACAACTGTCGTGAGAGGCAAAGTGGCCGCATGTTCTATAGGCGGGGCAGTTCTGAATGGAGAGATCTGGAACCGAAGAAAAGGAAAAGAGTCTGTCCGATAGATGGTTTTTCATTTTGATATTGCAAAAAAGGATCTTCTTCTTATTATATCGTTGGAATGTGTATGGCTAGGAGTTAAAACACTCTCGCCGGACATGGAATAAGAAGACCGGTTGCCGCTAAGCTTAGGGTATTCTCCTTCTTGATTGTTATTTTTTGTGAATAACTATAACTGTAAAAAGGGAATGGTCAACAGAAAAAAACGTGCTGTAAAAAAGGCACGCTCAGATTGGCGGAAATAAAAAACTCAGAAATTATGGGGCTGTATTTGTGCGGTCAAGAGGAAGATTAATTTGTTGCGTGACATAAGGCGGAGATGGGAACACAGGAGACGAGAACACAGTTTGAGAGCTTTGTTAATTCAGAAGGATGTAAAGCTCTAGCATACGTGAATCAGTGGCAAGCCGCAAAAATGACTGGCAGAAAATTGAATACTACAGTCACTTGATGTCGAAGCGGAAATTGAATGCCGAAGAGATCAAAGAAGCCAAGGAAGTAGCAAAGAAGTGGATTCAAGCAAATCCTTATCATGTGCAAAAGAATGGAAAGGAGCTCTATCAAAAGGGGGTTGATGCGCACGAAAAGGCAATCTACGGCACAAAGGAAGAAGCGCAGAGCGTCCGCGTTGCCGCAAGGGGAGAAGGGCGTCCGGATCAGAGCATCTATACCAAAACGGCATGGAGCGTAGAGAATCAAAATCCAATCACCAGTGCAGTTCAGGGCTTTGGAAGAGGCTTCGGCATTACTGTAATGGGAAGACTGCTGGGAGATGCCTCAAATGCCTTAAATGAAAAGATCGCCAATGTGACTCATAACCCCAGGATTTACAGGATGAGGTCGAAGCGAACAGACGGCTTCAGGCTTTTGGAAAGGAATATGAGAAGAGGAACAAGACACAGAACCCTTATGCCTACGGGGGCGGAAAGATTGCGGGCAACATGGCTGCTTATGCGACAGTGTCGCAGGTTGCAAAGGAAGCGGGGCTTACTGAAAAAGCCGCAAAGGCGCTGGAGAAGGCAGGAATTACAAAGGGGATAAATGCAATCGGTCAAGCTGCACAGAGACTGGAACCTGCCAATAAAGCCGTACAGGCGTTATACAGAGGGATGACCAGTCCGGCTGTTGGAGAAACAATTGCAAACATGGGAATTAATCAGGCCTCTGATTTGCTTGTCAGTGATTTCCCGGCATATCTGGAAAACCGTGAAAACGGTATGAAGCGAGAGGAAGCGGCTAAACAGCTTTTGAAAGATCAAGGAGCGAGCTTTGCGCAGAATCTGGTATCGGACATTGTCCTAAATCAAGTCGTTCCATCGTTTATGGAGACGGCAAGGAATGCACGCCAAAACGCACTTGTCACAAAGGCTTTGTAGGAAACGGAGCCGTCCAAACTGTATGGATATAGACCGGATATCGATACCGCAAAAGGATTGAAAGATACCATTCTAAATACAGAGGCTCCTAAAATGGAACTGCGAGGAGATATTCCACTTCTTCAAAAGACGAAAGAAGCAAAGATTTTACAAGGAAGTATCGATAAGATTATTGACGGCGCAGATCAACAGAATTACGATTTATTTAAGGGAACGCAGGAGACAGACACCCAACAACATATTTTGAGAGGAGAAGATGATTATGCACATGCCACTCATTTTGATACCAACCAAGAGATTAACGGAAGAGGAGGCACAGAAGATCCTTTCGGAGCTGCCGGAGGACGAAGCTCCATTCGTGGAGGAAATGGGAAAGAGGGGAGAAACGGATATCCAGATCGCGGCATTTTACGACGCTCTTCCGTAAATGAAACAAGGGGAGTACTCCGACAGAAAATGACAGAAGCCGGCATTTCAGACTTCGGTTTAACAACCGATACGGATGCATTCCAGCTGGATTATAAACAGAAGCTTCGGTGAATTTGGTTAGATCTCATGTATGAAAGAGTGTTGTAACCTTGCCTTTATTCAAAGGGCGCTCTGATCGCCGGTGCGAACTTTCTTACTTTCTTGATAGGCATCAGACAGAAGTACAGTAGTGATGAAGGAAGCTTACCTGATTTCACGTTACTGGTATCTCTGCCCGCTTGATTCCTACAGTAAACTTAGACCGTCGTCTATCAGAGCAAAGTTCCAAAATTATAATATACTGGCTTTGTCACTAGGTGATAGATCCCATTTAGCAGGAGGATCGAAACTTCAGAATAAAGAAGTGTTCGTCGGGAAAAGGGACAAATACAGAATAAAGAATTGCCGCTGAGTTTGTAGAAAAATACGGTGGATGATCGGAAGACTTGTGGCACGTAAAAGCGAATGGAGAATTAGGTACACCATACGGAGATAGAAAAGCAGAACTCCACTGGTCATGGTTTGAAGGAATTGGAAAGAACGAAATGTTTGTAAGGAAATGGCTGGAAGAGTGAAAGTAAAATACATTGGAAAACAGGATTTTATAGCGTTAAGGCGTGACAGTTGAGGGAAAATGAATTACACGAAAGAAAAGCGGGGATAAAAATGATTAACCCAAGAAAAATCAGGAATTTTTCAAGGAAGCGGCATAAGGATAGTGTTGCTGCCCTCTTCCAATAACATATAATAGCTCTGCTTGCTTGTCGCGAAAGCGATCGTTTTACTGTCAATCAGTCTAAAGACAAGAAAGGCTCAAAGTACCTCCCGCAACGTCGTGTACGTTGAGCCTTGGTCAAAAACCTCGTTCAGTGTATCAAACTATGAACTGAGGAGCCGAGCCATGAAGAGCTAGATTTTTTATATTGTGAGCAACGAATCTGTACCATCATGCCCTAGATGAAGGGTCTCTCTTACATATCGTGATTTGAGAAAGCAAATTCTCCGGCGAGAAGGCGGTAAGAAGCAGAGAGTTATGATCCGTCGCTTCAAATGCAGTCAGTGCGACAGACTTTTTGACTTACAAAATACATCCATCCTTTCGTTTGAAAAGAGAAAAAAGACGCATCCGGTGCGACAAGGACGTGGTATAGGTGCCTGTGGCACCGGACATGGCGGAAACATCCTGATTTCCCGTGCAGAACGGAGAGACAAAAGGGCGTTTGCAGAAGGTATGGTGAAGAAATATGCGATGATGCGATGAAATAAGAGAAGAAATGATATGGGCTGAAATACGGGATAACTTGTGATATATTAAATAGAAAGGAAATAAGAGACGAGCAAAAGGCAAAAAGAGCCGTATCAAGTTTGCATTGCAGATCGTGATTGCACTCACCGCAGTCCTTCAAGCAATAGCAGACCTAATACAGGCTCTAAGGTAGAGGAAGAGGCGAAAGCCTCTCCCCCCTTAGTTGCTATTATAGCTCATCGAAAAGACCATGAAAAGAAAAATATTTTATTCACTTCTAGCATTGGCGGTTATCTTTCAAGTCGCAAGCGACAGTATTCCGCTAAATATCGCTCTTTTAATTGCGGGGGGATATGGTCTGGTGGATGCGGTCAAGAGGTGGAGCAATGACTAGACCACAAGACAGATGGGACAAAAAGAACGGGTATATCCGGAAATCCTTTGCGATGTACCAGAAGACCGCTGATGAATTCAAGACCGCTTGCGAGACCGCCGGAGTGTCCCAATCCGGACAGATTGTAAAGCTGATGGAACAGTTTATAGCGGAAATGCGTCACTCAGGGGACAAACAAACGTGATACAATAATATCATCAAAGTGTGTCACTCAGGGGACAAACAAATGTGATACAATAATATTATCAAAAAAGTGCCACTCAGGGGACAAACAAATGTGGTATTATAGTATCGTGTAAATTGTGGGCAGAGCTGAACGGCTCTGCCCCTTTTTCGTGGTGAAGCATAGGGGAGAAAGATAGAAAGATGGGTGGGTAAACAAACATGGGAAAGGCAGGTAGACCGACAAAAGAAAATGAATGGGTCAATATTTGGCGGTGGATACCTTCTTTCAGACAGAGCAATAGCAGAAAAAGTAATAGCAGAAAAAATTGAACTCTCAGACAGAGAAAAAGCGCTAGTGAAGGCGCTGTAAAAACACTCCCCCGGGGGCATGGTGGGACAGATACGCTTACAAAAAGTACTCCCGATGGTGTAGGGTGCAGCATCTGTGATCACGTGGGGTGCTTAATAGAAAAAATACCCTACGGGGGTACACAGGAGAAAAAACAGATGGGGGGAACAAACCCACGTACACAGAACGGAACATTACGGAAAAAATATAGAGCGAGATTCAGAGCAGCCGGAGCACCTTGCGGGATATGCAAGGGGAAGCTTGGACCGATACACTACGACGAGCCGAGTAGTCCAATACATCCGTTTTCATTTGTGATCGATGAGATCAAACCAGTAAGCAGATGGCGAGAGTTTGGCTATCATTCGGCAAGGGAAGCTGCAGAGGATTTCGACAATTTACAGGCAGCGCATTATTATTGCAACGCCATGAAGAGCAACAAGGTGAACTTCAACTTTGGGAAAAAATAAACGGCACGGTACAGGCAAGCGATACATGGTAGGCGTCAAGGGAAGAAAAAAGAAAACGAGGTGAGGGCGTGGGGGAGTGTCCCCCCCTACTCCCTACCTGGCAACCCCATGCCGTCCAGCGCCAATTTACCCCCGAAGGGTATCTTAATCGAAGGGTGGAGAAACAGAATGGAAAAAAAAGAATTAGATGCGAGGAAACGCAAAGAGGTTAACCGGCTGAAAAAGCTAATCAAGGCGCTTGGGGCGGACGAAGAAAGAATCAAATTGCTTCTTCCAACGATTGAGAATGTCGCATGGATGTGCATAAAGCTAGAAGAGGCATCGGACGCAATTGCCACATCAGACGTGGCAATCCTTTACGATAACGGGGGTGGACAGAAGGGAATCAGACAAAACCCACACTTTCAAGGTTACGAATCCTTGTGGAAATCTTACATCATTGGTATGACACAGATCATGGGAACGGTTGGGGCACAGAAAGATGCAAAGAGTGAAAAGCTTCGACCGACATCGGTAATTCAACTGGTACGAAGTAGGAAAGAAGCATGAGAGGGTCACAGGAACCACGGTTAAAGATCGAACCCAAAAGAGCACTAACAGACGGAGCAGATGCGGGGCTTCTCATGGCGGAGTATGGGGATAAACTGGATGAGTGGCAACAAATTGTAATAGATTGCTGGCTAGGAAAAAGCAAGGCTGGAAAATATACCGCCACCGCTGCCGGACTTGCGATGCCGAGACAGAACGGAAAAAACACATGTTTAGAAGCACGTGAGTTTTTCGGGCTGGTAATCAACGGTGAAAAAATCCTACATACGGCGCATCAGGTAAAGACGGAAAAAGAGTCATTCCGGAGACTGGTTGCTATGTTTACAGACGATCGGCACCCGGACGCTGAAGAACTCGTGTCAACCATTCGATACACAAACGGCGAAGAAGCGATTGTGTTAACGAATGGCGGAGAAATCAGGTATTCGGCAAGATCAAGGCAGGCTGCAAGAGGATTCGCAGGCGTGTCTCTGGTAGTCTATGACGAAGCACAGGAACTCACAGATGAACAGGTAGAAGCACTTATGCCGACACTGGCAGCGTCGGCAACCGGAACAAGGCAGGTAATTTACACCGGAACACCACCATACCCAACATGCCCAGGTGTGGTTTTTAGGAGATTCCGAAAGGCGTGCCTTGAAGACCCGGGCAGATTTGACGCATGGCATGAATGGTCGGTTGAAGCTGGCAGTATTGACGAGATCGATGTCACAGATCGGAACTTGTGGTATATGACAAATCCCGCACTAGGGATTCACCTGTCAGAAGATTTCACAGAGAACGAGCAACGCATGCTTAGCCGTGACGGATTTGCAAGAGAGAGACTGGGATGGTGGTCGCCTGTGATCACAGAGCAGACCGACAACGCTATTGACTTGGGAGCGTGGCAAAAATGTAAATCACTTGATAAAAAACCGGAAGGGAAAACGGCTTATGGAATCAAATTCACGCCGGACGGCGCCGAAGTGGTTCTTTGTGGGGCAGTCTGTTCGGAAGATCAACCGGCAAGAATTGAGATGATCGAAAGAAAGCCAACCAGTCACGGTATTAGATGGCTTGCGGATTGGCTGAATGAGAGATATGGCACGGCTAGTTGCGTGGTGATCGATGGGCGCAATGGGGTTGATATCCTTTGCGAACGAATTTGCGACACGTGGAAGGCGAAAGGCTCTGTTATTCGTCCAACTGCTAGAGATGTAATTGCTTCGGCGACACAACTAATCACAGAGATCAACGCAAGAACCGTCACATGGTACGGCGCACCGCTGTCGCAAGGTGCAGGAGTACTTGCACAAGAGGACTTAAACGACAGCGCAACAAGCTCCGTAAAGCGTCCAATCTCTGGCGGTTTTGGTTTTGGGGGAGACAATCCTGCTCCGGTAGAAGCGGCAGCGCTTGCACTCTGGGGCTGTCGAACATCGAAGAGAAATCCGAACAAAAAAATGCGGATAGGGTGAGTGTATGACATTGAGTTTTGGCGCAGTCGAAGGACTGCCGGAAACCGAACAAAAGCAACTAAATAACCTTGTTAGGATTTACAGCTATCACAGGCTAAAAAACGCCTGCAAACAGCGGTATTACAACGGACATATTAGCCTAGCAGAAGTAAACCTTGGAATTGCTCTGCCTAGAAACATGTCGAAACTGGATGTTGGCTGTTCGTGGGGAGCAAAAGCGGTTGATGTGTTGGCATCACGGTCAATGTTTGATGGGTTTGTTGCCGAGAACGGAGCGGAAGCGGACACGATGACGGAGATTGCAAAAAGGAATCGTCTAATTGCCGAATATCAAAAAGCCTGTCGAGATGAATTGCTCTACGGGGCGACATTCGCATGCGTCTCCGGAGAGAAAGGCGGTTCGGTGATTCGCTTTTATTCGCCGCAATGCGCAGCTGGAGCGTGGAGCAATGAGAAAGGGCGAATTGCTTGCGGGTTTGCCTTTCAAGACGCAATGCAGGACGAAAGCGATATCAACTGGACTCCCACGTTTGTAAATTTGTATACAGAAACCGACACATGGGAGTTATCAAGAGAGGGCGGACACTGGACGGCGGAGCGGTCCCCACACAAATTCGGGCGTCCGCTTATGGAACCCATGATCTGGAATGCGTCTAGCGATAAACCGTTTGGGCAGAGTCGAATTAAGGGGTATGTTAGAAAACTAATACAAGGCTATGTCCGAACGCTGGCAAATGCAACTATTGGGTTGGAGTTTGCGACATCTCCGCAAAAATACATCTTGGGTGTTTCTGATGAGCAGTATGACATTATCACGGGGGACAAATTCAAACAATACGTCGGGTCGCTTTTGGCAAGCACCCAAAACCCCGACACAAACGGGAATCCGACAGTTGGGCAATTCCAGCAAGGTTCTTTATCCCCCCACGTGGAGATGATCCGGATTTTGGCAACACAGTTTTCCGCTGCTACGGGGCTAACGGTGACGGACACGGGTGTAGTCAATGATGCAAACCCCTCGTCGGCGGATGCCGTGATTGCACAGAGTCAAACGCTGATTGCACTTGCGGAGCAGTTGAACACTGGTAACGGTGATGCTCTTTATACGATTGCGCAGATGGCACAAGCGATCGAACTAGGGACAACGCCGGATGTGCTTCCGGACGACTCTAAAAACGTTATTGCACATTTCAAAAATCCGGCAATGCCAACCGTTACGGAAACGACGGACGCTGCCGTAAAAGTGTCGTCACAGCGTACGGAATTTGCATCAACCGATACTTTTTTGGAGATGGTCGGTTTCGATCAGGCGGACATCCGAAGAATTAAAGCGCAGGAGATGCGAATTAGAGGGCAGCAGCTCTTAGAGAATCTAACGGTTGAGGGAACGGAACCACATGGGGATGAAAATAGCACCGACAAAATGGAAAGCATACACGGCATCACTGGCAATGATAAACGCCAGAGCGGCACGGGAGATGCTGGCATTTGCTGGAAGAAACGGACTTAATGACCGGAAAAAGTTAATAGATTACGGAATGGCACTTGTGCAAAAATATGGCGAAGGTTCGGGGGGAACTTGCGTGCGAAATGTATGATGCAATTGCGCGATTGCAAGGGGCGAGAGTTCCCGCGGCGAAACCCGCAGACATTCCGGATTATGGGGAAGTCGCGAAATCTGTAAACGGGGTGCTGGTGCAGTCACCGGAAGGGAAATTGCTTGGCGATTCCGTTTCCAGGCTCGTGAAGCAGGTTGGGGCGGACACGATGTTGAAAAACGCCAGACGAGATCACGCAGAATTCGCATGGATTCCATCCGGGGCGCGTGTCCCTTCTGTCTAATGCTTGCATCGAACGGCTGGCAAAGAGCCACCAAAGAAATAGCGTCAGGAGATCACGCGGAGCACATACATGCAAATTGTCAATGCGAATTTGCAATTAGGTTCACGTCGGAGCTGGATGTAGCAGGGTATGAACCAGATAAGCTTCGAGAGGAATATGATGCTGCAGAGGGGGACTCGTCGAAAGAAAAGATAAATTCTTTGCGAAGGAAAAACTATGCAGAGAAAACAATTGGCGCGGTTTCAGGAGCAAGAAATCCGAATGGGAAAGCTGCGGAAGAGCATGCTATTCGCTATTATGAAGAAATAAGAAAAAGGGCAAGTGATGTCAATAAGATAGCTGCCGCGACCGGATACGAAAAAGAAGAAATACAGGCGGTAAAAAAATACATTTTCATGGACAAACATGATCTTAGAGGAGAGGAAAAGGAACTGTTTGATCCGGATTATATGATGGCTGAATCGTGGAGAAGACTGCAAGAGGGAAAAGCAGAGCCACATGATCTGACACTTATTAAGCATGAATTGCTGGAAAAGAGCCTAGTAGAGAAGGGATACACTCAAAAAGAGGCACACAAAATAGCGTCGAAGATGTATAATTATGGCAAGGAAGCAGAAGAATACTATGATAGAATTAAAAAATATAAAAAAGAATGAAGACATGATTAGCTGTGATGTGTATCCAGAAGACAGCACGGAAGCCGGATCATTATTACTTGATACATCAAGTGGCGATTATGAGTATAAGCTGCCGAAAGGGTATGAATGGTGCAGGAACCATATAAGCCATGCGGTCAGAACACTAGTAGCATTGAACGGCAGCGGAGCAAGTCTGCCGCGGGAGAAAATGGTAATGTGGGGATAGCCTTTAAAGGATGCATGGAAGGCTATCTTTTTCCACCAGGGGCCTTAGGGATAGCCGAAGAAGACAATGGCCAACGAAGAAAGCATCGGAGAAATCCGGTGCTTTTATTATGCCATAAAGGAGCAAAATGCAGATCGAATATGTAAAGACATCAGAACTGATCTCGTACAAGAACAATCCGCGCCACAATGATGCATCGGTTGATAAGGTCGCAGAATCAATCCGGGAGTTCGGGTTCAAGGTTCCAATGGTAATTGCTTGGAGCTCGACCCGAAAGACATCGATGTGATCATTGACAGATGGGAAAATACACGGGAAATAAAGCGGTTAGAATTGAATGCTGACCGCTTTTGTTTTGGCAACGCAGACCATAACTGCGGGCATGGCAACGCGGCCATAAACGCGGAAATTAATTACTCACAGGAGGAAAAGATGGCAGAAACACAAGGGAACAATGGAAGCGAAGAGAACCAGAACAAGACGTTTACGCAGGAGGAGGTGAATTCAATTATTGGCGAACGGCTTGCAAGGCAGGCTGAGAAATATTCCGATTATGACGAACTCAAAAACAAGGCGGCGGAATATGATAAAGCGCAGGAAGCAAGCAAAACAGAACTTCAAAAGACGCAGGAAGCGAACGCAAAACTACAAGCAAAGATTGAAGGGATTGGAGAAGGAAAAGAAACTGTTAGACACACGCTCTAAGGTGGCGAAAGAAAAAGGCGTGCCGGCGGATCTTTTAACGGGAGAGGATGAGGACACATGCAAAGCACAGGAGGATGCGATTCTGAAATTTGCAAAAGGTCCGAAATATCCGGGCATAAAAGAGCCAAAGCACGAGATGAACCAAAATTCTACAAGTAACACAAACAATGATTTTAGAGAACTGGCAGGTCAAATTTTTGGCAGAAAGGATTGAAAAAATGGCGGCATTAATCACATCGGATTTTCAAATTCCGAACAACATCGCGGAGGGTATTTTCAAGAAGGCACAGAGCGGCTCTACAATTGCGCAGTTATCCGGCGCAAGACCGCAGAAATTCGGGCAGGAAACAAATTGACAAGAAAGAGCAGAGGCAGCAGGCGATAGAGAACGCACTCGCCGAACAGTTGAATAATACGACTGACTCTTCGAGGCTAACTGATGCTATAATAAATAACCACGAGGGATTAGCTCTTTTTACGCCTGAAGGTATGAGGACAGCCATCGAGCAGACAGGATATGAGGTCAAGCCGCTCGGACGTGGAGGACTCAAGGGAGTCTCGTTTGAAGATGGTGGCGGATACAGAATCAATTACGGCGGAGACGGGATTTTCCAGTATCACCCAGAAAAGGGGTCGCATCATGGAGGGGCATACTGGAAAGTGAAGAATGGCGAGAAGGAGGCACGTTATGACATGGACGGAAATATCAAAAAACAGTGACGCGTTGAAAGTTGCTCTTGAGGAAGCTTTGTCACAGAAATACAAGAAAACGAGAGAAAATAGTTTTATAAACGAACGCGGCGAAAAATTTTCGCTTTTTACATTCAGCGATCCGGAAATTGCCGTGGGAATAGAATATAATGACGAGGACGACGGAGATCTATTCTATCCGTCGGATTATTCAGGAATTGACCAGATGGTGCAGGATATGACCATGGAGATAGGAGCGTGAAATGATGAGTGACGAGGTAAAAGTCCTCCGGGAAATTCGGGATGAGATTCACAAGCTGACAAGAACGATCAGCAAGCTATCGTTTGAAGTAATGAACAATATCACCACAGCAGAGCCAGAGAACGAGAATTCCGAAAGCTTATGAATAATCATAGATCACTGAGAAGAAAGCATCGTGCATACACACGGTGCTTTTATTGTGGAGGAAAGTGTAAATGTTGATGTGGAAATACGGAGAACTCAAGGCAGGGTTAATAATTCCGTGCGTTATCAGCGCGGTTACAGCATCAATTGTAACATATATCATATGTGCCTTGTTATAAGCTGCATGGTCAATGTCGTAAGGATAGAGCTTCCGATCGCGAGGAGATTTAAGGGTGGCAACTGTTGAAACCGGCGAGGAATATGCTAAACTAACAATAGGGAATAAAGAATATGCCGTGCGGGGAACAGACAAGGGAGTTGACATCCCGGCTGAATTGATGGAAAAATTAAGGTCGGAGGGCGGAATTTTAGACTTCCATTGTCACCCGTATATCGGAGACACGGTGCCCTCAGAGGAAGATGTGCAAGCAATAATAAAAATTAAATCCATCACGGGGCAAGAAACGTCGGAAATAATATCACCAGACGGGAAAGTTGCCACTTTTGGAACGAGCGGAATTATAAGCGTTGAAACGCTACAGGAGGCCGTGATTACTGAAGAAAGGAAGCAGGCATTCGCCAAACTGTTTGAGGGAAAATGAATTATACAAAGGAGCAAACCGGAGCAAAAATCATAGGCACGCTTGAGATGGCAAAGCTCTTTGGAGATGAGTACATCAGACAAAACGCCATCGGAGCAGCGGAGAGCATTTCTGAGAAAATTGACGGAGAAATCCGATATTTTCTCGGATTTAGGGGCGATGCGTCCGGAAGCTGGACAGAATACGCTCTTGTGGGTGTGGATCCTGCAAATGATAAGGCGAGGTTTTTGGATTACAAACTACCAGATGGCAAACGCATGGAGAAGCCGATTGTGCCGATACCGTATGCGGGCTGATTGAGAGGGACATGACGATGACCGTCAAGGTTGAATTGAGAGTTTCAAATAAACTTGGAGAAGTTCGGGAATTTATATCGCAGGTTTATTCGATCCAAAACGGGAGCTTTTTAGTCTACGATCCGGAAGGATAGATTCAGTGATGGAACTTGATTTGATAAGGGATATTGTTCAGGGCATTGTTGAAGAACTGGATGAAATAAAAGGGAAAGGCGAGCGAACCGACTATGACGCAGGTCAAACTGTGGCCTACACGGAAGCACTGTCTATCATTCAAAGCACATGCGGAGACGATAATCTCCAGAAGATAGGACTTGATTTTGACATAGACAGTCGCTATTTGCTGAAAGGTAGAGAGTGATGGAGAAAGATGATATTTTATGCACCAGCGGGTTCGAAGGAGAAACAAAGGAACTTTTGAGACTAAGTAGGAAGGTCGCCGATTATCTGCAAGAGAATTTCCACCCGCACACCACGGTCGTGATCGAAGTGGATAGCATACGGGTGGAGGAAACTCTGGCAGCGCAGGTTACTGAATACGCTGTCGATTAAAATGACCCTTTATAAAGTTGGAATAATACCTGCCTTTTGAAGGGGCGGCACGAAATTGACTGACAATCACAGGCGGAACTTCGTAATAGTCATAAACCTGACCTTTACAAAAGACGAGACGCAAGGTCGCTGATTCGAGGTCATACCCGATAGCGGCGATACTTCTTGAAGCGACACGAAGCAGTTGCGAAGATAAAAGGCAGGCGCAGATAGTGGAAATCACCGAAACCGTGAACAAGTTAATAGAATTGCTTTTAGACATAAGTGGCGACGATGACGATTTTGTCAAATTTGTTACAAGTGCCGCCGGGATGGACGAGAACAGGGAAACGCTAATAGCATATATTGAGACAAAGAAACTCAACGGAGAGCCGATAGACAAGAGCCAGCTCACGAAGATATCAATAGCAATGGCACAAAATATTCAAGAGGGCAAAGGGGCGCTGAGAAGGGAAAAACAATAATGGCAAAAGACGATTATCAGGTAGTGCTTTACCGATTACTGGTTTATTTGTACGCCTGCAAAAAGCGATAGATTATATTCGACGAAAGAGCATTTCAAGAGGCCGTGAAGAAGAATGTTGATAACGACCAGTATTTCTATGATGTTCTTGAAATGGCTCAAGAGGAAGGCTTTATCAAAGGCGCGAAGTTTCAAAGGGCATGGGGACAGGACAAGATTCCGCTCTTCGACGATGATGATTTAGAGATAACATCCGCCGGAATCAGGTATCTGGAAGAAAACAGCACAATGAAAAAGATCGGCGAGACACTAAAAGAGACTATTGATACAATCTCGAAGTTGGCGGCGATTGCACTGATAGGCTAACAGAAGGCAAAGCAGACGGAGGCAAAAGCATCAGGGAGAAATCCCCGGTGCTTTTATTTTGAGGAGAATTATATGATAACAGCGATTCTGATTTTGTGGATTTTATGGCAGATGGTATACACACCGGGCTGGGTGTGGGCACTGGCTTGGATAAACCTTACCATGACGGCATTTGTCAGCGTATCGAGAGCGTTGAGGGATTAAAGATGCAGATTGAGGGAATCAAAGTCAAAGACCTGAAACCATACGATGTATGCAGAAACCTTGACCTTCTCCTCGAAGACGGCGAGCTCACGGAAAACACATCATTAAGCCTGCAAAGGCTCATGGCGGGAAGCATAGCGATGCAGTTATTCGGCATATTAGACAGTCAGGAGGAATAAGGGAGCCGCAAGGCTCTTTTATTATATGAGCAATCCCGGAAGAACCAGCCGGGGCAGCAGGACGGGTTCCTGCGTGCGGAAAAGGGAACGCAGCCCTATTCTGCGGAAACGACCACTTCAGGAGGAATTAAATCATGGCAGAGGCAAGTACACAGGCAACTGAAAACGTAAGCGAGAACAAGACCTTCACGCAGGCGGAAGTTGACAGCATCGTCGGCGAGAGGCTTGCGAGGGAACGTCAGAAGTATCCCGACTACGAGGAACTGAAAACCAAAGCGGCGGAATACGACAAGGCACAGGAAGCGAATAAAACAGAGCTGCAAAAAACGCAGGAAGCGAATGCAAAATTGCAAGCAAAGCTTGAAGGGATGGAGAAGGAAAAGAAACTGTTAGATACACGCTCTAAGGTGGCGAGGGAAAAGGCATTCCGGCAGACCTCTTGACCGGAGAGGATGAGGACACATGCAAAGCACAGGCGGATGCGATTCTGAAATTCGCAAAAGGCCCAAAATATCCGAGTGTAAAAGAGACGAAGCACGAGACGAACCAAAACGCCACAAGCAACGCAAACCATTGAAAAAGTGCGTCACTCAGGGGATAATCAAACGTGATAAGATCCTATTGTCCAAGGGGGCACGCGAGAGTTATACAAGCACAAAAATCGTACGGAATAAGGCTGATTGGCAGGCAGACCTATAAAATCAATAGACGGAACGGAGTTTAAAAAGCGCTGTGTTTAAAGTGCACAGGAGATGAGACTTGCGGGTGGCTGAATCATCTCAAGCAACCTTCCTCCCTCTATTCGCTTGATTTTCTGCTATCTTTTTTTTCAGTGGAATAACAGCCGGCGGTTTTACGAAAGGAGTAATCACTTTTAACAGGGCGTCAATCTGGGGATGGTGTAACTCTTTTTCATGTGAGCGGCTATAGGCTGTTTTACGCTACTCAGAATTTCTGATTTTTTCTTGCCCTGACGAGCTCTCCAATAAGAGAGACTCTCAGCTTACTGTCCGTTGCGGACCTCAACTCCCATATATTCCCTTCAATATGCTTTGTGACTGTCTTCCCTATCCAAATGCCATACTCTTGCAAGGGGTTGATATAGTCCAGTATCTTCCTTGTCCTTATGCGACTGTCTTTGTCTTTCTTTTTTCATTTTTTAAAAAGGCTCTTCAAGTAGGAAAATACGGGCTGTTCTCCTTTGTGATTTCGGTAAAAAATGCACTTCGTATATGTGGGCAGTCCCCTCTCCATCTCTTAGAATAACTTGCAAGTGATCGCTTGGCAGACACTTAAGAATTTAAAATTTGTGTAAAAAATCAAGCTGCTGCACTCATGGGACAATCCGCGGCGATCGTATTTCCTGAATTTCGGGTGGAGCTGCTTATCGACATTACCTTTTCGTGGGAAGGAGAAGCGTTAGATAATCGTTGCGTTTGTGATGAGAGAAGAGAAAGAAATTCTTCCCGAAAAATCAAGACCAAAAAAGGACGATTGCCACACAGCCATAGCGGATATTTGCATGATGAACGTGGCACAAGAGAGCCAACCAAACGAGAAAAGAAGATGGTTGACAGGGTTATTAAGATATAGAAAAAGTAATAGTTCAGTAGGACGACAAACCCTTGGTGCAAATCCAGGTTGCCCAAAGGCTGAGAGAGAAATCTCTTGGTCTTTTTTTTATACAAATATAGGGACTTGCATACACTCCTCTATCTGCGATTTACGACGATTATTTAGATCAAGCCATCGTTGATATTACATCAGGGGCATTGGATTATAATACGGTGATTCGTCGTGTGGTCGGGGAAATGACCAGAAGCGGGCTGAGAACAGATCACGCCTTCTCAACGAATTCGACAGATTACACGGGGATTGATTACCCTTCCGGATGGCATAACCGCATCGATGTCGCCGCTAGGCGTGCCATACTAACGGGAGTATCCCAACTCACCGATCAGATTACAAGGAAGAACGCAGAAATCCTTGGAGTCGATCGATTCGAAGTGTCGTGGCATGTGGGAGCAAGACCGGAACATGCGGAGTGGCAAGGCAAAGTATATACCATGGAACAACTGGAAGACATCTGCGGGCTGGGGACAGGTGCGGGGCTTCTGGGGTGGAATTGCAGGCACAGTTATTATCTGTTCTTTCCGGGGAGTGAAAGGCA